AGGAATGTGTTGTAGGAGATCATTTGATTTTGGGTTCTTATTTTTACGTAACCGATGAGATTGAGGATACCTATGGAATTTCTACCAAGGTTCCCATTCATTTAATCTCTACGTATTATGATACCCAGTTTATCGATATCTTAGAAGCATCTGGATTTATTGATTCCTTGATTGCATCACATCCGACAGCAAAGTATTTAAACTTCATCGGATCAAAGAAAATTGATAATATTACAGCAAGAAAAGCAAAGAACTTTGATATTCTTTACATGCCTTCTTGTAACCGAGAAGTGATTGGATGGAAGTTTGCAACGATCTATTCCGGATGTCGAGATTATTTTGTAAATACCATTTACAACTATTACTATCGAGATATCTATGATTACTATGATAATTTCATTGGACTTGCAATTGTGCAGATGACCGTTACTCAGGTAATCACAAGAAGTATGGAGACCGCTCTTGACAGAGACTTCTATGACGAGATTATGGTAAGATATCTTTTTGAGATGTATGGAATACCTTACTATTCGGATCTTCCTTATCAGACCCAACGAAGACTTGTAAAGAGTTTGAATCTTTTGATTCGAAATAAAGCAACCAACACCGTTGTGTATGATATTGCAAGTATTCTTGGATATCATGATATCAAGGTGTATAAATATTATCTTGTAAAAGAAAGATTATTTGACTCAGATGAGGCTCTTTACAATGAAGATGAGATCTCAAAAGAAATCGTCCTTAATTCTGCTGGAGAATTAGCAGAAGAAATGACAGTCATCAATAATCTGGAAAAGATGTATGATGTGTATTTCCAAAAGGTAGATTTAAAAGAAACAAACTTCCAGAATGCTTTGGTCGATGCAGAAAACCGAGTGGACTATGATTCGATTGTAATGAATGATCCCTTATGGTGGGATGATGATGAAACCTTTGAAGAGGTGTATGGAGATTCTACCAAATATACTGCAGACAATGAGGGAAGTGTATATCACAGACAATACAACTACATGGAAACAAAATACCTTGGTATTTCTATTAGTTACAAGATGTCGGAAGTGATCTATGAAAACATCCTGTTACTTCGTGCAATCTTTGATAAGAAAGATGAAGTTGCCGATATCACTGTCACCCTCCCGAAAATTACTGGAACAGCAGACGTAAGTCTGTTTGATTTGATTGCATTTTTATGTGCGGCAATCAGTAAGCAGTATAATCTTTCGGGAGAAATCCTTACAAAGTATTCTAGTATTTTGGATGTGATGGGTTATATCACAGAAGATGTAGATGGATATAGACCATGTGATACCTTGGTATTTAACTTTGAAAAACTTACTAATGCAGAAACTTACAAAGAACTGATGAAGAATCCCAGCCGATATATTAAACCGGATGAGTTAGAAACCTTTAAGAGTTATCTTAATTCCCTTACCATCAATCAGGCTACAGTATCTGAAAAAGTAGATGCTCTAAACGATATGTATTCAGACATCAAAGGTCTTGGTTATTATATCGGAAGAAAGATGTCAGAAGCAGAAAACCTGATGGAATATCGAGCTTGGAGAGATTTTTATGAAGCTCTCTTCATTGGTCAAGAAAACAATGAGATGTTTACCCTTGGAAATACGGGAACAGTTGCAACCACATATCTTGAGTACTTGAAAGTAATGAATCCTTCTTTATATAATGCGATTGATGAAGCAGATGATGTTCATCTTTATACGATGATTGACCACGCAATTTCTCGTTTGGAAAAGGTAATTCATGATTTGAAAACTCTTTATACCGTGAATGATAGTAACTCCTCTTTGCTGGATTACTTGATTAAGCTTGTGAAGTTCTTTAAGTCTTATACCACAGATTTGATTGATGTGACCACGCAATACGTCTTTGATATGCGTCCGGATAACTTATTCAAGTTGGTGGAGTATTATAAGATGTTTGAAGTAGACATCAACAAGGACGTTTACAAACTGATGTATGCAGATACTGCAAAAGTAATTGAGACTTACAAAGAAACGGATCCTTTAAAATACAAAGAGATTATTCATCATATTCATGAGACTGAATTTATCACGGATGGTGCTAGTATCAATCATCTGAATTGTAAGACTTGTAAAAACTTTAACGCTTGTAGGAAATACTGTAGAAACGATAAGAATACCTGCGAAGGATTTTATCGCGATGAAGGAAAAGATATTGCATGTAGATTTTATGGATACGATTCTTCGGGGTTCTACAAATACATTAGTTCCTATCGAGATCTTTTATTATCCGCAGACTACAAAGACTTTTCCGATATTCATTGTATGATCAGGTCTCATCTATCTTATGTGTATTATGCATATAAGTTGGTTACGGGATATAATCCTTATTATGATGAAGATCAGACATTTGATACGACAACGTTGATTGATCTCGTTTATGATAGTTTGAATCGATTAAATGATGTGATTGGAAAACACGAAGGATTTCCTTTTATCACAGATGTGGGTTGCCAAGGAATTGAGAAATGGATTACGCTATTAACAAAGAAAGATTCCGAGATTCCTAGAATCTGCACAAATAAGAATTATCCTTGTAGAGAAAAGATCTGTAATATCCGTTACACAAAAGATGAAGCAAGACTGCTTGATATTGTATTGGAATCTGATAAACCTTTCAAATATGTGGAAGAGATCGGACTCTATGCAAAAGCATGGCTTGGATCTTATCATCTCTTCTCAAAGGATGAAATCAATAAATGCATTGAGCATGAGATTATGGATGAACCCACCTTACTTAAATTTGCAGAAGAAATTGGAATGGACGTAACTGCAATCGGTAAAGACAACGTTCGTTGTTTGTTTGATACCTTCAGTGAGGTATTCCAGACAGATATCGTTTTGGATCACATGGGATTTCGGGAAGAGTTAATCTTCTTAGAAAAAGATCCAGAATGAAAATACGCTATGAATATAAGCTGAAAACAATCTTATTAATTATACCATAAAAAGAAAGGATGGTAAGACAAATGTCTAATTTGATTTTGAATGACGGCGTTGGAATGAAAGACATGCTTGTTCCTATGCCTCAACTTCATAGAAGTGGAATATTCCAGAAAACAGCGGTTATGGGTGGATATGATCTCCGCTATAATAAGCTTGGAGTTTCTTCTTTGGGAGAGACAGTATTTTCTGAGAAAAATATGGTTCCCATTGGCGGTTGCCAGTATTCTTTTGAGCAGCTTTACGGAATCGAAGGACCTCTTAAGGTTCCTACTTTGTATGAGATTTCTGGTGGTACCATTGGAATCCCTGATGTATCCGTTTTGGATTATAAGGCAAATGGTGAGACGGTTACTTACAGTATCCCTGCCGTAAACGGTGATGTAAATACCAAGCAGATTATTCATCCTCTTGGTGAGTATGTTTGCTTGTTTGGTGTGGGTCTTACTGGTTCTGCAACCAATGTTCTCACAAAGCCTTCCGTAGACTATAAGGAGTATGCAATCCAGAATAGTCTTTCAGTAGAAGACGGACATGAGATGAGCGGTGTTATGATTCCTTTCCGTTATACAGCAAATCAGCTTTCTGAGACAGATCAGATTAAGTATTTCGGAAAGACTGACACCTGGACAGCTAGTACCACAGATAAGATTGGATACTATTTGAAGAAGTTCGAAGAGGATCCTACCATCAATCATTTCTGGAAAGCAACAACCGATGAGACAGAGAGTACCAATGAGGTTTCTCAGAACGAGTATTATCCCAGAGAGAATACCAGTAACTCCTCTACGATTGAGACTTATACCGAGATGATTCTTAAGATCACTCCGAAGGATATGAAGGAGTGGTTTGAGGCAACGGATAATATTGACTCCGTAAGAGTAAATACCATTGCCCTCTTTACAGGAAGATACAATAAGCTTTCTGGAGACTACGAAAACGTACGACTGTTCTCGAAGCTTTGCTTCCCTGTAAATCCTTTGTCTTTGACAAAAGACTTTATTATTATTTACAGAGTTTACAGCTCATAACTTAAAAATACTGAAGTGAAAAATCGATCTCCCTTGGTTTTTCACTTCAGTTATATATTATTTTACTGATGCGATATACAACTGTATACATATTCGTATCAACAATATACCGAATGTAAAAATAGGAAGGAGAATTAAGATGTTAAACGTTGGTATTATTGGTTGCGGAAATACGGGAAATCAGGTTTGTGCTTATTGTGCAAATAAATATCCTGATATTCCGGTCGTTGCAATTAACTGCAGCGAGAATGACATGGTATCCTTGCCCAATACCATTCAGAAGTTTTTGATTGGTGACGGTAAAGGTGCCGGTAAGAATAGAGAAGAGGCTAAAAAATTCCTCGAAGACTCTATTGTAGAATTGGTTTCAAACCAGTCGGTAAAACAGCTTCTTGCTGATCTGGACATTGTGTTTATTGTAAGTAGCACTGGTGGTGGAACCGGATCTGGAATCAGTATCATTCTTTCGAATGTAATTCAGGAGATCTATGGAACTGACGGGGTTCTTCCGATTACAGTTGGAGTTCTTCCTACTATGAAAGAAGGTCTGTCTACTCAGGCAAATTCCTTGAGCTATCTTCAGGAGCTTTATGAGCTCAGTACGTCTTCTACGTATATGCTTTACGACAATGACAAGATGAGTAAGCTCTACACGGTGGAGATGCTTAAGAAAGTCAATGAAGCAATTGTGGAGGACATCAATATCCTGCGTGGATATTACAATGGAATCACCACTTACAATTCCATTGACGAAAGAGATGCTATGACACTGATTGCAACTGCCGGAAGATTATTCGTGGCTTCCTTATTCGATGTAAAGGAGAAAGATATCGACGATGATATCACGCTGGAGGATAAGTTGATCACGGAGATCAAGAAGAACGCTCAGGCGGAGATCCAGATGGATGGCATCGTAAACAGAACCGGTGTGATTGTGAACCTTTCTGACTCTATGCTCGGAAAGTTCGACACCCATGTTCCGAAGGTACAGAAGTTGATCGGTTCTCCCATTGAGGAGTTTGAGCACGTTTCTGTAAACTCTGACAGGAAACTTGCAAACAACATCTTCTTCATTGCTTCAGGTTTAACTCCGATCAATGATCGCATCCGGAAGATCAAAGATCGTATTGATGAGATCAATGAGTTGCAGAAGAAGAAGGAAGATGATATGGAGTTGGATTCCGATATGCTTTCCCAAGTACAGTCCAAGAGAAAGTACAGAGATTCTGAGTCGGCTCCGAAAGATACCCAGGTAGACATCGGAGCAATCTTTAACAAATTCCGGAATAAGGTTTAAATAATAAATTATTAATTAGGTAACGTTGAAATTAAGTATTAGGACGAAAAGTAAATCCGAACTACTTAGTTTCGACGTTACTTTAAAAATTTTTATGAAGAAAGAGAAGGAGAACGTTATGGCTAACGAAAACAAAAAGGAATTTAAGATTCCTAACGATGTAAAAGATTTCGCTTCGTTAACAAAGAAAAAGTATGAAAAGAAGTACGCAGATCCTTACATGAGTAAGGATGAGAAGAAGAAAGCTTATTATGACATGCTCATTGATGAGCT